ATCCATCTCATCGTATGATGTGGGGTAGTATATTTATAGGTTTGGAGTGGTTGGGTGACGGGGCTAGGGAAGTATATCGCAGGCTTTTTTGGAAAAAGAAACCTTCCAAGGGGGATAAGTTTTATTCTTGGGATTATAGTAAAATGGATACCACCCATGAGGCTCATCTGTCTGCTGTTTTTATTGAAATAATGGCGTCGTGGTATAGTTATCATGGCAACAGTGAGCAGGTCATGGTTTTTAAGTGTATAAAAGAGTTCGTTTCTATTTATTCTTCGTACCATTATATAGCCTATCCTGGTATTTTTAGGCTTATAATTGGCGCGCTTTTTTCCGGCTCGTGGAACACAAGTGTTTTGAACAGTTTCTTTTCCATCTTCCTATTTGGTGCCTATTGGTACCATGTTTCGAAGGAATTTGGGGATGAGACGGTCCTTTCACTTATCGCGAGCGGTGATGTTTGTCTTATTGTCCAGGGAGATGATAACCTGTTGCGTCTGACCTCCAGAGCGGATGCCTACTTTAAGATGTCTAGCTTTGTTTGCTGGGTTTCTAGAGTTGGTGGTACTATAAAGGAGAGTAGCATTGGTGTTAGCGATAGTTTGTTCACCAAGCTCGGTGACGACGGCGAATTCATCTCCCCTTTTTCAGAGAGAATCACCTTTCTTCATAGGTGTTTTGTTCTTTTTTCGTTGAACGGAAAGCCGGTTATTGCCCCAGTCCGTCCGACTTCTGAACATATGGAGAAGATGCTTTACTGCCATAATGGAATTACGGATCCAATGCAGTACTATTGCAAGTTGCTCAATCTTCTTTTTGATTCTCTTGGTACAAATAAGCGAACATGGGAAATCTTGTCTTGTGCTCTCAAATTGTGGAGGAAGATGTATAGTATTACGTGTGACACTTACTGCTCCAGTCCGTATAGTAAGAAGGAGCTGGAAGAGCGTAAATACCGCGTTAACCTTACTGGAGACGAGCTTTCAGATCTTTGGGATCTAAGTATGAATAGGAACGCAATGCTTGTGAGAGTTTTCAATTCTCCGCAGCACCGCCCTTGGCGTGCTAGTGGAGTTCCCATCTACCCTGATGCGGTTCATTTTTCTAG